AAACGCGAGGGGGGGGGCGCCGCATAACCCCTCAAATATTTAACCCACATTTATACTCTTTATTGACATACTTATTATTGACATCTCATATCGGAAATTGACAAGGGTGGGGGTGGCATTTTACGATTCCAATAGTCCTTTATTGACCACCCAATTTTTTTGGAAAAAATTTTATGGACCCATCCCCCAGGCCTCGCGGTCGCCCCAAGGGTAGCCCAACCAAATCGGAAGCTGACAAACGCTATCTGGCGCGAGAGGACCGGGCATCGGACGCATTCGACCTCAAATCACTTGTCGGCATGGAGAAGCGTGAGATTGCCCAAGTGGTGGTTCCCGCCAAGGATCGTGTCAAGAGACATGACCCTGCCGCGATCTCAAAACTGACCAACCAGGAAATCATCGACTCGCTCAAACGCTGCAAAGGCCTCTACTATCTTTGCGCTGAACACTTGGGCGTGACCAAGTCCAAGCTGGCCAACCGCATCGTCAACGATCCTGAACTGGATGCCATCGCCAAGGACGAGCGGGGCAAGATGCTGGACAAGGCAGAGCGCAAATTGATGGAAGCGGTCGAGGATGGTCAACAATGGGCCATCCAACTCATGCTCAAGACCCTGGGCCGGGATCGGGGCTATGTTGAACGCCAGGAAGTCCACTCTGTCAACCAAGTTCGCCTCGAAATAGTCGAAGAGATCGTTGACTCCTCCACCTCTGGAAAGTCAATGGAAATCCCCATCACGGTCAACAGTAATCACTATTCGCCCAGCCTACCGGAGACCTTCAACGATGCCGCCGAAACCGAAGGGGATATCGACTCAGACCCAAAAGCCGACTGATCTCAAGACCGTCACCAAGACGATGCGCCTCCACAAGGTGCAGCACGAATTCCACCATTCCGATGCCCTCTATCGCGGATTCGTGGGCGGAATCGGCTGCACCGCACCAGAGACTCTTCTGGGCGGTGTACCTATTGGCGATCTCACTTCTTCGGCGGGAGAATGCCAGACTCTACTAGGTGCTTCTCCAAGATCACCATCTTTCTGTAAGGGGAAAGCTGATCTTTATCGAGTGACAATGGAGTCAGGTCGAACGGTATTGGTAACCTTAGCCCACCGTTTCCTAACGCCAGAAGGTTGGCTTCCTCTGAGCAGATTGCGTGTCGGCTCTTTATTAGCTGCTGATGGTAGCGAAGATGCGATTCGTGACTTGGAAATACCCACAGATTTGAAGGGTGATTATTGGCGGGGACCTCGTCATGGTGATGCACAGTCTCACCCGCTTCAAGCTTTCTACTTAGACAGAATTCGGCAATCCTTCGGGCGAACTTCCGGCAATCACTCCACTCGACCTGGGACTTGCCGCCCTTCCATTGACTATTCCTTGATCCAGAAGCATTCCCAGGCCCTCTCATCTGAAGAGTCCTATCATGCCGGATCATCCTTCGGCGTATCACTTCTGGGTCAACACCATACAACCTGCCCAGATCAATCGTTGACATTCCTTCCCTATATTGCCGAACAACTTCATCCATCGGGAGTTTGTGGATGGGAACACGACAACCCCTTCCAACAAGAATCCCAAAGCGGCGCAGAACTCTGGACACTTGGCTTTGACGGGAATTTGCGACCTCTGCGACCTTGTGTTGATTCTTATGAATCAAATAGGCCTCAAATATCGCAAGCCAATTGGCCTTGTTCTCATCCTTCGCCGGATAGTTGCGAATCATCTTCCGAACTTCTTCTGCCTTGGACGGTTCCATCTGGCACCTCGTATGGGTTTAGTTTGCCTCCTTATACTAACGCATTCTGGGATAGGATTCAAGACATAACATTTGTCCGTAATGGAGATTTCTACGACTTAACTGTTCCAGGACTGGAGCATTACTCAGCAGCGGGGCTATGGCATCACAACAGCGGCAAGTCCTATGTGGGAGCCTATGACCTTCTGCGCCGGGCCATGTCGGAGAAGGGCCGGAATCGCCTATTCATGGTGATCAGTCCGACCTACACGATTCTCCAGGACGCAACCATGCGTACCATCTACCAGCTGGCGGATGAGTTGGGCGTTACCAAGGAGAAGTGGAAGCAACCGCCCCGCCTGGTTCTCAACAACGGCAGCGAAATCATCTTCCGTTCCGGTGACGATCCAGACAAGCTGCGCGGTCCCAACTTGTCCGGCATCTGGATGGACGAAGCATCCTACATGAACGAGGAAGTCTTCAATATCGCCATCGGTCGCCTTCGTGAGGGGGGCGACATGGGATTCCTCACCGCCACCTTCACGCCCAAGGGCATGGCCAACTGGACTTACAATGTATTCGGAAAGGGTGACCGGGAAAACACGGCCATCTTCAAATCCAAGACCTCGCAGAATCCGTTCCTCGCTGGAGAGTTTGTGGGGGCGATCTCCAAGCAATACTCAGACAAGCAAGCCTCCCAGGAACTCGATGGCGAATTCGTGGACTCAGATGGTGCGGAATGGCCCAACTCTCACTTTGGAGAGCATATCTGGGTAGATGACTTCCCGAAAAACGAACACATCACCATCAGTACGCTGTCAATAGACCCATCCAAGGGAAAAGATGCCCGTCATGGTGACTATTCGGCAATCGTCAAGCTGGCGCGGGATCGGAGCAATGTCCTCTACTGTGATGCGGTCATGCTCAAGATGGATTCGGAGCAGATCATCAGCCGGTTCGCCAAGGAGGCAACCGACTTTGAGCCGGATGCCCTGGTAGTCGAAACCAACCAGTTCCAGCATTTGCTGGCGAAGCAGATCATGGTTGAGTGTGAAAGCCGGGGAACTGATATTCCAATTATCCAGCTTTACAATACCATCAACAAGGATGTGCGAATCAGAAGGATTGGACCCTATCTCGCCAATAGGAACATCCGATTCAGGAGATCAGAGGGTTCCCGCCTTCTTGTCGCGCAACTGCGTGAGTTTCCCCTTGGGAAATTCGATGACGGTCCAGATTCTTTGGAAATGGCGTTGAGGGCGATGATCGGTATTTGGAATAACCGGAAATCGGGGCGTGTTGCGCGGAGACTAATGGCATGAGCGTCTGGCAACAAATTATCGATTTCCTCATCCCTGGAAGGTCAAATGGGCGCGTCTCCCCTGAACATGGCAAGAAGGTGCGCCGACCCCTCCGAGAGAATGTTCTCACCAACGATTTCTGGCTTTCTTCTTACATTGATCTTCTGGATCGTTTTAGGGATGGTGGGGTATACAGCTACCCTATTTCAAACCCGCAAGACCGCATCTACGGATCAAACTATCCGTTCTGGTATTCCGAGCAGCAGCTTGGACTCTTCCGCGCCCAGGCACGATTGGTGGCTACCACTAATCCTAATGCTCAAGGATTACTCAACGGACTCTGCTCATATGTCATCGGGCCGGGGTTCAACTATCGGATCGGGCCTAAAGCAGGTACGGATGCCGAGGACTCGCTCGTCAATGCCGTCCAGGAAGTAGTCGAGAAATTCCGCAACGACAACGAATGGGATTTGCTTGAACAGGAAGTCTTCAGCCGATCCCGCACCGATGGCGAATGTTTCCTTCGTTTGTTTCCCCAGCCTTCTGGACGGTTATTGGTTCGCACCGTCGAGCCGGAACAGGTCATCCAGCCACCTGGAGAGGATTTCTCGCATTGGTCCTACGGGATCGAGACCGACCCGGATGATGTTTTTAACATCAAAAATTACCACATAAGCCACATTGCGCCCCGTGGGGAGGACAAGGAACACGACAAGACCCCGGAAACGCCGATGGGCGAAATCGTCAAGGCGCACAACATAGTTCACATCAAGTGCAATGTCCCCAAGTCAATCAAGCGGGGCGTTTCAGACTTCAGCTTTGAAACCCTGGAAACCTTCTCAATCGCGGCCAAGTTGCGCCGGAATCTGGGCGAAGGGGCATCGGTTCAATCCGCCATCGCTGCCGTGCGCCAACACGATACGGCAAGCATCCAGCAGGTCGAAACCTTCGTGGATGATGCTACAGACTATTCGGTAGCCAACACTCCATCTGGAAGGTCTACCGATTATCAGCGCATCGAGCCGGGGACATTCCTCGATATCCCCAAGGGCATGAACTATGTGAAACCGCCTGGGGCTGAATCGGCAACGGATCATCTCGACATTTTCCAGGC